CTGTAAACCGAGTTGACGGTCTGCCGTACGCAGGCGAAACGCGTCAGTTTCTGATTGACCCCGCCGGCTATTCGAGCAACCTCTTCTACGGCCAAGTGGTGAAAATCCACACTGACGGTTACATCCGTCTCGTGACTGAGACTGGTGGCACCGGCGACGCATTCCCCGCTGGCACCATCGGTGTCTTCGTGGGTTGCTCGTACGTCAACGCGCAAGGCCAGACGGTCTTCTCGCAGTACTATCCCTCGGGTTCGCTGAACGCTGTGGCCTTCATCATTGATGACGACCGCGCCGTGTTCCAAGCCCAGGCCGATGGTCCTGTGACGCAGACTCAACTGGGTCAAAACATGCTCTTCGCCGCTGCTCAGAGCGGTACGGCAGGCACGGGTGGTTCCACCACCTCGGGCAATTCGCTGTCGGCCCTGAGCGCCACGACGCAAGCCCTCACTGCGGGCTTCCGTCTGGTCGGTTTTGTCAACGGTCCGTTCTCGACTGTTGGTGATGCCAAGACCGATGTGTTGGTGAAGTTCAACATCGGCCAGCATTCGTACACGAATGCAACTGGCGTTGCCTGATAAGGAGTGATCTGAAATGGCAATTTCTCGTGCCCAACTACTCAAGGAACTCCTGCCCGGCCTGAACGCTCTGTTCGGTATGGAGTACGCTCGCTACGGCGAAGAGCACAAGGAAATCTACGAGACTGAGAAGTCCGAGCGTTCCTTTGAAGAAGAAACCAAGCTGGCTGGCTTCAGTGCCGCTCCGGTGAAGAACGAAGGTCAGGCCATCGCGTATGACAATGCGCAGGAAGCCTTCACCGCTCGTTACAACCACGAGACTATCGCCCTTGGCTTCTCGATCACCGAGGAAGCGGTGGAAGACAACCTGTATGACAGTCTGTCTGCCCGCTACACCAAGGCTCTGGCCCGTGCGATGTCCTACACCAAGCAGGTCAAGGCCGCTGCCGTTCTGAACAACGGCTTCAACGGCGCTTACCCCGGTGGTGACGGCGTGTCGCTGTTCGGCGTCAACTCTTCGGCCACTCGCGTGGGTCACCCCCTGGTTTCCGGTGGTGTGAACTACAACAGCCCGACCGTTGGTGTTGACCTGAACGAGACGTCGCTCGAAAACGCTGTGATTCAAATCGCTGCGTGGACGGACGAACGCGGTCTGCTGATCGCCGCCAAGCCGGTCAAGCTGGTCATTCCGCCCAGCCTGATGTTCGTTGCCAAGCGTCTGCTTGACACCGAACTGCGCGTGGCCACTGCTGATAACGACATCAACGCTATCAAGCAGATGGGTGCGATCCCCGGTGGCTTCACCGTCAACCACTTCTTGACCGACGTTAACGCCTGGTTCCTGACCACGGACGTGCCCAACGGTCTGAAGCACTTCGAGCGTGTCGCTATGGGCACCTCGATGGATGGTGACTTCGACACCGGCAACGTGCGCTACAAGGCCCGCGAGCGCTATTCTTTCGGATGGAGTGACCCGCTCGGAGTCTGGGGCTCGGCTGGAGCCTAAGCCAAAACCTAGCATTTATGCGGGTTGCAGAGGGGGCTTCGGCCCCCTTTGTTTTGTTTGTTGTGTTACTTGTTCGGTTTATGGTACACTTGGCTTATCGCAGGCAGCGTTACCTGTGTCTAAGTCGAGGAGCACCACATGGCACGAGGCATCTACAAGATCATCAACGTCGTCAACAACAAGTTCTACGTCGGTAGCGCGGTAGACCTGAAGCGCCGCAAGACGCGCCACTTTTCCGAGTTGCGTACCGGCAAGCACAACAACCGCCATTTGCAAGCGGCATGGGTCAAGTACGGCGAACAGGCGTTTGTCTTTGTCGTGGTTGAAGAACTTGCGCTAGACGCCGACCTTCTTGCAGCGGAGAACCGTTGGCTCAAGGAGCACGTTGGCCAAGACTACTGCTACAACATTGGAGTGGACGCAACGGCCCCCATGCTCGGTGTGGGCGGTGAGTCAAGTCCGACTTGGGGGCGTAAACGAACGCCTGAAGAACTGGCTGCGCAAAACTGGGCGGGGCGTTTGCACAGCGACGATGCTAAAAAGCGCATTCGTGCGGCCTTACTCGGCAAACCAAAACCCGCCGCAGTTCGAGCCAAGATCAGCGCCACGTTGTCTGGCGAAGGCAACTTCTGGTACGGCAAGAAGCGGCCCGACCACGGCGCCAAGGTCAGCAAGGCAGTGGCGGTGTGTGACGCTGCCGGTAGCGTCACGACATATCCCAGTATTCAGGCGCTGCGGGAAGCCCTAGACCTCAAACCCCCCACAGTTAACCGCGCTTTGAAATCAGGCAAACCCTTAACTCGGGGGCCTTTGAAGGGCTGGTGCTTTAAATACGTTGACGCTGCCCCAGGCCCCGGTGTATAAATACGCAAGTCCCAAGATTTCAACCCTGCTTGCTGACCGGCTTGGCGGACTGACCTCACAGACAGCGAGCGCAATTTGAGGAGTGTTCCATGGGAACCACGACCTTCAGCGGGCCAGTTGTATCGAACAACGGCTTTATTGGCGGCACCGCTTCTAACCCCATTTCTGTTACCACAGCGGGCAACATCAACTCTTCGTACGCCACGACTTCGGCTACCACGGGCGACACCCGTCTGTCGTATAACCGTCTGGCATTCACCTCGACTGGTTCTGGCGAGACGCTGCGTGCGTTCTCCGTCGTTACTGGCGCAGGTGCGGCAACGGGTGGCACGATCAATGGCGCGCACATCAGCACGTCGATCAACACCACGGGCACCATCTCTGGTGCGGCCAACGCCATCCGCGCTACGCTGGGCGGCACGGCTACCACTCCTGGCGGCACGTTGGCTGTTCTGCAACTGGACACCGACTACGGCACCAACGTCACTCTGGGCGCGGCCTCTTCGTTCATTCGCGTGACCGACAGCGGCTCTCAGACCGGTGAAGTTCAGAACCTGATCAACATCGAGACTGGCCCTGCGGCTACGGTTGCGCCTACTGCCAGTGCGGTGGCTGCATCGCCTTCTAAGGTCATCAAGGTGACCATTGGCGGCACGCCCTATTACGTCCCCGCTTACGCCACCTTCACGCCCTGATGCAGATAACCAAGGAATTCTTGGAGGCTGAAGTCGCTGAGCTTGAGCGTGAGATGCAGAAGGCAGTGACCTTCCAAATCCAGGCTCAAGCCACGATTCAAGCCTACAGGATGCTATTAGACAGGTTAGACGCACCAGAACCGGAGCAAAAAGATGGCGATGCAATACGACGTTAAATCAGCGCACATGGCGGCGTCTGGTGTAGCGGTCACCTACCGTACGCGTCTCAAGGGTGCGATTGTTTCGGCTAATGCCAGTGCTGCCACGCGCAACACGGTGTACGCCAACAATCTGGCTCAGACCGGCACGTACGGTCGTTCGACCAATACAGTCACGGTGACCATCACTGCGCACGGACTCGCTACTGGCGACCGCGTGTGGCTGTCTTTCTCGGCAGGCACTGGCGGCACGGCGACGACCAACGTGTACGCTGTGACGGTATCCAACGCCAACACGTTCACGGTTACGGACACTGCTTCGGGCACCATCACTGGAAGCCCTGCGGTGACCATGTACGCCGATCTCTTGTTGGAGGCCGACTCGTACAACTCGACAGCGTTCAACGTAATCATTCCCGGTGAGGGCATCCTGGCCGAGAACGGTATCTACGTTGGCTTGGTCAGCAACGTCACCACGACGATCTTTTATGGCTAAGTCCCCGGCATGGCAGCGCAAGGAAGGAAAGAACCCCAAGGGCGGCTTGAACGCCAAGGGGCGAGCCTCCTACAACGCCGCGAATCCAGGGAAGCCCGGACTGAAGGCTCCACAGCCGGAGGGCGGGCCACGCCGCGACTCTTTTTGCGCCCGTATGAAAGGGATGAAAAAGAAGTTGACGAGCGAAAAAACCGCAAAAGATCCGAATTCGAGGATTAACAAGAGTCTTCGGGCATGGAACTGCTGATATGGAACATCATCCTGTCCTTCCTGTCGGCGATCATCTTGTGGGTGATCAAGTCGCATGCGGACGAGGTGAAGCGTATTCAGATACTTCTCAACCGCACGCGGGAGGAGATCGCCAAGGAGTACGTCACGAAGTCGGACGTACACGACGATATGAACCGGGTGATTGCTCGGTTGGATCGTCTTGAAGGCAAGCTGGACGCCTACATGAAGGAGCAGAGAAGTGCCCTCAGTTAGCGGTAAGCAGCACAGGTTCATGGCGGCGGTGGCCAACAACCCCAAGTTCGCCAAGAAAGCGGGTGTCCCTCAGTCAGTGGGGGCAGAGTTCTTGAAAGCGGACAAAGGCCGCAAGTTCAAAGAAGGTGGCGAGATGAAAGAGTCTAAGGCGATGGTGAAGAAGGAGATCGGCTTCATGAAAAAGGCTGGTGCTCCCCGTTCAATGATCAAACATGAGGAATCCGAAATGAAGGGCATGAAGAAAATGGCTGGCGGCGGCATCACGACCGCCAAGATGGGCACCGTCAAGACCGCTGCTCCTAGCCGCGATGGCATGGCTACCAAGGGCAAGACCAAGGGCACGATGGTCAAGATGGCCGCATCGAAGCCTCTGGGCATGAAGCGCGGCGGAAAGACCTGCTGACATGATGCCCAGCCGGGGGATGGGGGCAATCGCCCCATCCAAGATGCCCAAGAAGAAGGTCATCCGACGCAAGGATGACCCGAACGACGTTGACATGTACGCCGAAGGCGGGACCACCAAGTCCAAGGTCAACGAGGCGGGCAACTACACCAAGCCCGGTATGCGCAAGGCTTTGTTCAACAAGATCAAAGGGCAGGCTACGCAGGGCACGGCGGCAGGTCAGTGGAGCGCCCGCAAGGCGCAGCTTCTGGCCAAGCAGTACAAGGCTAAGGGCGGAGGTTACCGTGGCTAGTAAATTTCCCGATCTGACCGGCGACGGTAAGGTTACCCAGGCTGACATCCTCAAGGGTCGTGGTGTTGAAGCCGCGAAAAAGGGTGGCATGGCCAAGGGTGGCAAATTCATCCAAGAGGCCATCAAGAAGCCCGGTGCTTTGCGCAAGTCGCTTGGCATCAAGGAAGGCAAGACTATCCCCGCTAAGACGCTTGCCAAGGCTGCTAAGGCTCCGGGCAAGTTGGGTCAGCGGGCACGGTTTGCTCAGACTTTGAAGAAGTTGGGCAAATGAAGAAGCCTCAGCAGTCGCTGAAGGACTGGACTGACCAGAAGTGGAGAACCAAAAGTGGTAAACCGTCTAGTAAAACTGGTGAGCGATACCTTCCAGAAGCTGCGATCAAAGCTCTCTCGCCCCAAGAGTACGCCGCCTCAACCCGAGCAAAGCGAGCAGGCAAAGCCTCCGGCAAGCAGTTCGTAGCGCAACCCAAGGCCATCGCTAAGAAGACCGCACGGTTTAGGTAAAGGGATTAAAAATGTTATTCGCACCTGGAACACCCCCTGAAGTGATGGCAGCGGCTGAACGCGACTGGTTGCGGGGCGGCGGCTCTATGGATGTGGATGGGCAGACGGTGCTCAATCCGCGTTTGCAGCGGCCTACGGATGGTCGTCCATTTGTACCAGTTTCGCAGGAGTATCTTGACGCAATAACTCAACCCCAGAGACCAATTCCCTCTCAGCAACCTTCTGCGGCTTCTCCCGCGCAACAGCAGCCCCAGATGCAGCAACCTCGTCGGTTCAACCCTTTTATGGGTGGAATTGGCGGTCTGTTCAACAGCATGGGTGGCTACGGCATGGGCTACAACCCCATGATGGGCGGTTTTGGCAACGGTTTCGGCGGCGGTTTCGGTGGCGGTTTTGATGGCGGCTTTGGCGGCGGCTTCAATCCCTACATGGGCGGCGGTTTTAATCCCATGATGGGCGGCGGCTTTGGGGGTGGATTTAATCCCATGATGAGCGGCGGCTTCGGTGGCGGCTTTAACCCGTATATGAGCGGCGGCTTTGGCGGTGGTTTTAATCCCTACATGGGGGGTGGCTACGGCGGGGGCTTTGGTGGTGGTTTCAACCCAATGATGGGTGGCGGCAGACGCCCTAACATTTCCATGTTTGGTGGGGGAAGTATTGGAGGCGGTTTTGGTGGTAGCCAACAGATTGGCCCCCTGCCTTCAACAATGATTTAAGGCGTACCGACGTGACAACTTCAGGCGTAGCTGCGTTTGACCTCGACCTCAATGAGATTGTCGAGGAAGCCTTTGAGCGTGCCGGTGGCGAGATGCGTACCGGCTATGACTTGCGCACGGCCCGTCGCAGCCTGAACTTACTCTTTGCCGACTGGGGCAACCGGGGCGTGAACATGTGGACGTTCGAGCAGAACGTCATCACCCTGGCTACTGGTCAGCCGACCTACGCGCTGCCGGACGACACGGTGGATTTGCTCGATCACGTCATCCGCACCAACGCCAACGTCCCCAACAATCAGGCTGACCTGACCATCACCCGGATCAGCGTCAGCACCTACGCCACGATCCCCAACAAGCTGATCACAGGCCGACCCATTCAGGTCTGGATTCAGAAGCTGTCGGGCCAGGACTCCGTGCTTGCCGGGACGCTGCAGGCCACCATACTGGACAACACCACGTCGATCCCCATTACATCGCTCGCCGGTGTGCCCAACGCGGGCTTCATCAAGATCGACAACGAACTGATTGCGTTCAACGAGGTGCAGCCCGCTAGTGGCGGCAACCCGGCGTTGCTGTTGAACTGTGCCCGTGGCCAAGCCGGTACGACCGCTGCAGGTCATTCGTCTGGCGCAGCCATCATCCTGTCGCAGAAGAACAGCATCACGGTGTGGCCAACGCCCAATCCGGGCACGACTTACCAGTTTGTGTACTGGAGGCTGCGCCGCTTGCAGGATGCAGGCGGTGGCATTAAGACGATGGACGTGCCGTTCCGCTTCCTGCCCTGCCTCGTGGCCGGTCTGGCGTACTACATCGCGCTGAAAGTGCCTGATGGGCTGAGCCGATTGCAAGTGCTTAAAGAACAGTACGACGAGGCATGGATGATCGCCGCAGGCGAGGATCAAGAGAAGGCAGCGGTGCGGTTCGTGCCCCGGCAGATGTACATCGGGAGCGGCACCTAAATGGGCAACCGGTTTGCGTCAGGCAAGAATGCGATTGCGCAGTGTGACCGCTGCGACTTTCGGTTCAAGCTCACGCAACTGCGCAAGGAAG